AACAGCTGACTGGTCTGGTGACATGATGGACATCAAAATTAACGAAGCTAAATCAACTGTAACAGTTAATGGTAATGTATTGAAGCTGGTATTGAAATCTGAGAGAGTATCAGACCATAGAGTGATGGAATTATGTGAAGTATATTTTGCTGACATGCAGCTTTGCACAGGATATTTTGATTCAGGGTATTGGTATCTCGACGCGGGGGATGTAGAACGTGACCACAAGAATGTTTATGCTGCAGCCGCGCAGATGGCACAAAATTTAATCTAGCAAAATCTATGCCAAGTCTGATAAGTTGACAGAATTATCAGACTATGGTAGGGGCGGTTATTAGACTAAGTCTATCTGTACCTCTCTGGACTCCCCCACGCGCGGTAGTAATTAGATTTAGCATTTGCTACATAAGGTGCCTTAATGTAGCTAAATATTTATTAACCAAGTCGGAACGGGCTGGTCATTACGTTCGTAATGTCTAATTAACATACAGGTAGGATTACAGAATACTTCAGTAAATGTAGGACCGAAGTCTACAGAATACCAATATTTTGATTCTGGTACTTCTCTCTGTTCACCACTATCCCACACAAACTGCACAGGTTTGCCACAAGTTGCACAATTCATCGCAAATAATTAATAGGAGGATTCCACGGCTCACGCTTAATGCGCTTACCACACTCCAAGCACTTATGTATGTGAAAGCCCCATTTCATCGCGGGGTGCCATTGATAGTCACGAGTCCAAGTCAGGTGTAAACAAAGTAATCTTTTAAGTTTCATTACTTTTAACTTCTTTTAGTACTCTAGACCACGACATATCAGGAGTAATATTAATACTTAAATTATAATTTACATACTTCCTTAGTTGTTCCATATTATCAAAATCATCTACGTTTAAGTTTGGCATCTTCTGGCCTATTAGGATACCTACTTTTAGTTGTTTAAGATTCATAATTTATTAATTTTAGTTCTTCTAAAGTTAAGCTTTCATGAATACAAATAATACCCTGAGCCCACCCTAACCATCTATGAGCTTTCTCGCCAGTAATATAACCTAAAATTATACCATCTAACATCCATTCAATATGCTCTCTATCACAACCAACTTTTGATTTATATGTTTTACTAGTTATTTTATTTAGTGTTGCATTTGCTGCTTTTTTAATATCCATTATCTAATCCTCGTTTTAGGTACGTCTTCATAGATTGTTTCATTACTTTGTTCATCAATTCCCCACTTACTTCTTAGTTCTTTCAAATCAATATCATATTGCATCTTATCTAATTTATAATTATGTATTTTAGGTAAGTCTTCGATATCTATCCACAACCCATCAATTTGCTGTTTTATCTCAATTGCCTTTCTACTCGCCTTGCAGTTGCAAACGTCGAACTCTACCCAATCATTGTTATGTTGTGAACCCTCACTATCCATTTTAGATGGTTCAGCACAATAGATGCAGTACTTTCTATGTCCTATAGTTCTTATTTTAGTTCTGTTCATAACTCACTCACCCTATCAAATGCTTTTAGTAAATCAATACTAATATTACCATCACAAGCTAAGCTCGCAGAAGCACCATTAATTCTTGTAGCTTCCCAACAACTTAATGTATCTTTAAGACAATCCTTATATGTTAATAATTTAGTTAGTTTTTCCATTTCATCTTTACTCATATAACTCATAATTTTTCAATCCCCAATTCCGTACTATTAGTCATCTCCGTGACAATGTACTTATTTGTTCTTTTTAAGTTCTTTCTTAATATCCAGTGTTTTAATACCTTCCAGAAGCTGTTACTAATATTTACACTCAATATATCACCTTTAGCAAAAGAGCCACTTATTGTTGTTTCCATTCTTTCCTTCCATTAGTTAGTGTTATTTCTTTATTTGTATTGGGGTTATATTCCTTCCATGTTTTATCCCAAGGTCCTCTGATAGATAGTGCCCAAGTTGTTTCTTTTGCAAATACTTTGTGGTAGCAATCTTTCTTTGTTATTTTAGGTTTCCAACTAGGTTTCCAGTGTTTGGTTAAACCTTCTACAAGATATTCATCTACCTCACCCTTGATAAACCAAGTTATAGCATTGAACGCATGACTATGATAACTTTCTCTAGAACCTTTACCAAATCTTAGTAGTACTACACTAAAGAGGTTTTTAGCCTCTATTAACCAATAACCTGTAACATTTGACTTATCTCCCCCATCTGTACCTTTACTTAGTATTTTCATTTAATCTCCTAATTATTTCATCATAATTATCAGCTACAAAGTCTTCAATGTATTTATCCATACACAATTCCTGTTGCATAGTTTCTAAATTCATTTTAATTATTGCAGGATGCTTACCACAGTTCTCAAAATGAGCATAACACCACTGAGTTATAGATTCTTCATTTAATTCAAAATCCATGTGCCCTATTCTATTTTGTGCTAATTTATTGTCATCACCAAAATGATAACCTTTAAATATATCTACTCTACCATACGTAGTTTGCAGAAATAATATATGCCCAGCTTCCTTAGCTTCTGATTCATAAGGATTATACACATCATTTTTTAAAGGTACTATATATGCATTAAGCATCAGTATATTTCTCCAGCTTTAGTATATAGTCAAAGTTTGTATCGTCTAAAGCATCTGAAACTGCTAATGTTATCTCAGTACATCCTGATTCTTTCTTAGCCTCTAATTCTTCCCAGAATTCATCATTTTGTTCAGTTACTATTACTTTGAAAGTGTATTGTTTCATTCTTCCACCTTTATCATAACTTGCACATACCTAGTATGAGTAGTTAAGTCACCTTGAATAATTTTCAAGTCATCTTTTAGTTCCCAATCTTCCATAAGAAAATTCTTAACTACTTTACCTAAATCTTGTTGATCCATATTAGTTAAAACTATATAGTCTATTACTTTTCTCATTTAACTACACCTAAGAATTTATTTAAGTTTATCTTCAGATTATCTCTAGCTATCTGATACGCCATTTCAGGGGTATAATCTTTATTAGCTTCTGGAGTCCAACGTATTTTAGGTAGTAGGTGATCTACAAGTATTTCTGTCACTATCTTATCTTTAAATAAGATTTCTAATATCTTTTCCTCTATTGATGAACTCATAGTTGATTACACTGTTTAGCGTAGTTATGCTGCCATTCTATCTCTTCCTTTAAAGCCTCTAACTTTTCTGTATCTGTATGTGCATTATTTAGTATACATAACATTTCTTCAAAAAAACTACTTAAATTAAATCCCATTTACATTTCTCCTTTATATTTCTCCAATTAATTTAACAATTATTATACTAAATTTTAGATAATTTGTCAAGAAATATTTTTAGTTTGCTTACCTGAAACTGAAAAAATAGTTAATGTAAATTTATTTATGACCCAAAATTCTTTTCTTAGGCTAGACACGAGCACTATATTTTGATATAATAGTAAAATAACAGGAGAGTAATAAAATGAGTAAAGATTTACTTGATCCTTCCGAAAGTTTTAACATGGCACCAGAAGTATTAACAGTAGCTAATAGTTATCTGACTACTAATGACATAGGTGCCACAGCAAATGCACTGATGATACCTAGGGAAAGGGTTGTCCAAACGTTAAACAAACGCGAAGTAAAGCGTTATATTGACACCATATTTATGGAGCAAGGCTACTTTAATCGCGGAAAGATTGCCGACGCAATGTCTTCGATTATTGAAAAGAAATTAGAAGAACTTGAAGAAGCTGAAATGTCTAGTACGAAAGATATTGCTGATTTATTACAGATGGCACATAAAATGCGAATGGACGAAATAAAAGTTCAGCAAGCAGAAAATAAAGAAAACCCCACTGTAGTTAAAAATCAAACAAACGTACAAAATAATTTTAGTAATGAGATGGGCGAAAACTACAATGGATTGTTGGCAAAATTAGTAAACGCACCAGAATAAAGGAATATTATGTTAATATCAAGGGATGATGTTAGTAGCACAGAATTAACAGTATACAGCGAAAAAGAAAGATTTATTAAGCTACCAATAGAAAATTATCTTAGCTTAATAGATATTGATCCTGTACCACCGCAAGTAGCGGTTATTAACGCAATACAGAATCCTAAATATAGATTCATTGTTGGAATACTTGCTAGACGTACTGGGAAATCATTTATATCAAATGTAATTGGTCACTTAGCTACTTTGGTACCTGGATCCAACATACTGATTATAGCACCAAACTATTCACTATCTGCAATTAGCTGGGACTTACAACGTAAGTTGTTACAGACCTTCGAGGTAGAACTACTTCGCAGTAATGCAAAAGATAAAATAATAGAATTAAAGAACGGCAGTACTATTCGGATGGGCTCAATTGGGCAAGTCGATAGTGTTGTTGGACGTAGTTATGATCTTATCATTTTTGATGAAGCCGCGCTGAATAATGACGGCCGCGAAGCTTTCAACATACAACTGCGTCCAACCCTAGATAAGCCAAACAGTAAATGTATATTTATTTCTACCCCTCGTGGTAAGAATTGGCTTTATGAATTTTACAGACGCGGATTCAGTGATGATTTTCCAACTTGGTGTAGTATTCATAGTACATGTTATGACAACCCTAGAGCAAGCTTACAAGATATTGAAGATGCTAAGAAAGGAATGTCAAAAGCAGAGTTTGATCAAGAATTCTTAGGTGAATTCAACAGTATGCAAGGTCAGATATGGCAGCTTAAGAAAGATAATATAATCGAAGTAGATTTGGAAGGGTTAGAAATTCTAGATATATTTGCAGGTTTAGACATGGGTTTCAGAGACCCAACGGCATTAGTTGTCGTTGCAACAGACGGCCATGATTATTATATTATAGATGAGTATCTACATAAAGAAGATGCTACTTCTAAATACGCTGAAGCTATACAAACTTATATAGATAAATATAACATTGACTTTATTTACATAGATAGTGCAGCGGCACAAACTCGCTATGATTTAGCTTATGACTATGATATAACATGTACTAATGCTAAGAAAGCTATATTAGATGGAATTGGGTACGTTAGTAGTATTATAGAACATGACAGATTATTTATTGACAGTTCATGTGTAAACGTACTAGAAACTATGGATAACTATAGATGGGATCCTAGAGAAGGATTGCTTAATGAACGCGCATTACATGATGACTATTGTCACATAGCAGATGCAATTAGATATGCACTGTATACACATGCACATAACGTAGACACAATAGGATAAATATGGCAGCAGCTAAAATAAACTTGACAATAGAAAAGGGTGCTAGGTACTTTAAAACGTTTATCTGGAAGGATAAATCAAAGACAGCCATATCACTAGCCGGTTATTCCGCTAGGATGCAGATTAGAAGTTCAGTAACTACACCAACTTTCGAAATAGAATTAACTACTACAAACGGTAGAATTCAGCTTGAACCAAGTGGTGAAACTGGAAGAATAGATTTAATACTAGGTGCTTCCTTAACAGATGCCCTAACAATAGACTCAGGCGTTTATGATTTAGAACTTTATAATCAAGGCGATTCCGATGATGTAAATAGACTCATAGAAGGGGTCGTAACAATAATAGAGGGAGTTACTCGGTAACTCATAAATCAATAGAAAATAGGAGCCCACAATGGCATTAGCATACAGTACAGCAGTACGAAACGCGAAATTAGACGCAATAACAACAGAAATGGATGCAGGCACAGCCGCAATCATTGAAATTTACGATAGTACTGGTACTGGTAGACCCGCAACAGGCGGAGCAGTTACAACTCAGGTGCTATTAGCTACACTAACATTTTCAGCAGCTTCTTTCGCTGCAGCATCAGGTGGTACCATGGTAGGTGCTACAATTACTGATGACACTTCAGCAGACGCAACTGGTACTGCTACATGGTTCCGAGTTCTAACTCAGGGAGCAGGCACATTCATAATGGATGGTGATGTAGGTACATCAGGATCCGACCTCAATTTAAACAGTACTTCTATTAATTCGGGAGTCAATGTTTCTATCACACAATTTGATATTTCAACAGGTAACGCATAATGAGCATACTCTCAGACGAAATTAACAATGATCCTTTATCTAGGGTATACTCCGGCATGACTAATGCTGAAGTAGCTGCTAGTTTGATGAATACTATTGATAGACCAATAACAAAACAATATTTATCTGGTTCAGATATATATAATGCAACAGATGCTGTTGAATATGAAGCGTTAACTGATGTACAGCGTGAAGTCTGGGATAGACTTTGTGCAATTGATAGTATAGATACACAAAATGGTATTGCCAAGTCTCGCGAAGCCGAGCTTTTTGGCGCTGCAACAGCAACCAGAGCTAATTTAATAGCATTAAGATCAGAAACAGTATCACGCGCACAGGAACTAGGATTAGGAACTGTTGACGAAGGTGATGTAATACAAGCGAGGGCAATATAATATGGCAACTTCTAAAATCGCATATGGCGGAGCAGCAGATTTAGCTATTACAGCTACTTTAGGCAATGGTGTTGGAATTTGGAGTTCATCAGCTATTTTTGATAACTCAGCAGCAGCAAATATAGATGTTGTAGTTGGTGGGTCAATTCAAGTAGGTGCAGTAACTGCAGCAGGAACAATAGACATCTATGTGTCAGGTAGTTGGGATGGAACAGAATTCACAGCTGGTGTAGACATGGGTGACTCAGATATTACTTGGGGTACTACAGGAAGTACACATGTAAATGGTGAGTTTGACTTAGGATTACTTGGCTCAGTTTCAGTTAATACAGCTGATGATAATAATGACATTACTTTTGGCCCGTTTTCAGTTGCGCAAGCATTTGGTGGAACTATGCCTAAAAAATTCGCTGTAGTAATAGAAAATAATACAGATATTGCGTTACACGCAACAGGAACAAATAATCATTTAGATACAGTAGGTATCACTTACGTGAGTGCATAGAGGAATAGATAATGGCTATTAGAGATAGGTGGGCTAATTTCGTCACACCAGCAGGTGGTGCTGATGATGGCTCTTCTGAAGCCAATGCGTGGGAAACTCCTACAAGTATGGAGGCAGGAGTAGTTGCAGGTGACAGAGTGAATATGCAATTTGCGAGCCGGTATACTTTACCTAGTTCTCAGACTTTTACTTTTGCGGGTTCCATAACACAACCTATATATATAAAAGGTTATGAGTCAACTATTGGTGATGGCGGTAAAATTTTACTTCATTTTCCTAATTCATTTTATAATTGGACTTTTAATGGTGATTATGTAATTGCTGATGGGTTGGATATAACTGATGTATCCCCCAATTCAAATAACCCCTTTCATTTCTCATCAAATTGTGGACATATAGACAACGTTACAGTCATAAGCTCAACAACGGGCGTTCATTCTAGTGCTAGAGTCAGAATGGATAATTGCTCATTTAATAATATTTATATTGAAGGTGTTGGTAGTAATGCTTCAACAGAAGAAATGGTAATTAGTAATAGGGCAGTAGGTTTTGGCTTAGAAATAAATTGCGTAAATGGTCAAACAGGATTAGACATAGCAACGGGATACAGAACAAACGCTCTAAGTAATGTATTAATTTACTCGCAAGTAGCAACAACGTTAGCGGGTATAAACCTTACTGGAGGAATAAATTCTTATGGAACATTATTAAATAACTTCACAGTAGACGGTTTTGATGATGGTATCGCTGTAGATGAACTATCTGCTACAGCCTCTTTTGGAGCAATATTGAACAATGGTATAATTTCCAATGCTTCAAATGGCTTAGTTAATAATGGTGTTAATAAGTCTGGTCTAGTAATCTCCAACATTGCTTTTTATAACAACACTACCAATGTAAGTGGCTTCGGAGATAACGAGGAAATAAACACAATAGACTTAGCATCAGATCCATATACTGATTCAGCTAACCAAGATTTTAGTTTAAATAACGTTGCTGATGGAGGAGCACTTCTAAGAGGCACAGCAGGTATACTTTAAATGAGTTTAGGAAATATAGGTTATAATGTAAATGCCGATATAGGTGTGTTACAAACTGAAAAAGAAGATTTAATACTTGATAATATATCTTCAGGTATAAATGGTGCATTTAGTTTATCCAGATACCTTAAAAAATCTTTTGTTGGAAAGTCTGTAGTTCGCCTTCGCGAAGACAACTTAAGTGCAGAACAAGATTTCAAATTAAATAGTTCAAATATTTTAGTTACTAATGATGGAAGTGAAGATAGTGTTTCAGCCTGGCTAACGGCCAATGGTGCAACTAATGCTTATATAGCTGATTGGTATGACCAAAGTGGTAACGGTAGAGACTATTCTCAAGCTACAGTAGGCACACAACCATTATTAGTTGAATCTGGAATAAATAGTAAGCCAATGGCTCGCTTTACTGAGAGTAGATCTGATTTTCTATCCTCGGATGCTTCTTATGAAGTTATTGAAAATGATGGTTTATTTATCAATTCCGTAACACAGTGGGAAGGTAGTTATGTACACCCAGGTTGTATTTGGTCAGATCCTAATACCTCCACACTTTTCGTAGGTATAGATGAGTCTTTAGGTGGGTTTAATTTTTATGCCGACTTCGGCCAAGATTTCTCTGCAGGCACTCCTGTAATAGATACACCTTACGTACATACCTTTGAGCGACCAACAGGAGCTAATCCTGTAACGCATACAATTAGAGTTGATGGAACAGAAATTGGTTCTTCATTAACAAATACCGATGCGCGCGCTGGTATACATCAAATTGGTAAGGCAGGTGGATTTGATACTGTTGACCATGCTACTGCAGAATTAATATTTACAAATGAACCTTTATCTTTAACAGATAGAGAGTTAATAGAAGAAAGCCAAGGTATTCAATATGGAATACTTGTTGGTGATGGAATTAGTACTATTGGTGTAACAGGTGATTTCGCTACTATAGCAGATTGGTCTGCTTACGTAAAATCATTAGGCACTCTTACAAAGAGTGTAGTTGGTCAGTTAATAGACGATGCTGTATATGATTATGGCGCACAAGCTGATTTAGATTTTTCTAGTATAACGCTAAGTGGTTATACTATTACTATGCGTGGTAATGGTAGTGGTATACACAACGGTACTTTCGGCACTGGGGCAAGAATAGAAGCCGCAGGTGGTAATAGCTCATTATATACGCCTGTAACCAATTT